GGGGGGGGTAGAATTTTTAATGTACTTTTGGTTATATTATTAATACTGATTTTGCTTAGTAAATATTTATTAATATTTTGCATTTTTCATTACCCTTTTTAAAATGTGGTGTTATTATTCATGTGTACATGATAAATATTTTAGGCTTTTTTCTATTTCCTCAAGAAAAGATTAGCAGAGAATGAAAAACAGATAGTGGTGTTGAGCAGCATACACTATCTGTTTTTCTTTTTGTATTAGCTAAATAAGCCTTTCTCTTTTTCAAGATCACTGAATGGAACTGTCATTATTCCATATTCTTTAAAACCTTGCACGATATCGCTTTTTATTGTTTGAGCATCGTTTAGAATTACAATGCATTTCGCATCGTTTCTAGTCTTTTCTATATCCAACCACGCAAATACTGTAGTAGTCAGACTATCTCTAGTAGGATTGTTGATTGCCTTACATAAGCGCTCGTTGTGATTTTTATTTCTTTGAAAGCATAGATCGAATTTTTGAGTTAGTCCTGACCTTCCAACAAATGAAACGTTATCCGAAAAATAAATATCATTTTTAATAAAAAAGTTTGTTACATCTTCCAAGAAATATGATGTAGTACGAACTGTATTTGTTAAATACATATCGTCAATTTGAAGCATTGTCATTGCTAATTGATGCACTTTAGACGGTAAATCCTTCTTAGATGATAAAACAGTCATTTCATTATCATCACTTAAGGAAACCCCTGACAACATGCAAATTTGTTCAATGGTTTTTCTTCTGCTGGATTTCTTTCCAATATTCAAGCCTGTATCAATAAGATTATTTATAATATATCCATCATCAGAAACCAAAAACATACCGTTTTCTTTTTTATCATCCACATAGCAAACTATTGAATCTCCTATGTGATCTTCAAAAGGAAGGACTATTTCATGTGCAGTTTCTATTTTTTTTACAGATAAATTAGATTTTAAAAAATTCAAATAATTCTTTGCAAAGTCTTTTAAATTTTCCATAACACCATTCCTCCCTACAAAAACATTTTAACAAAATCTTGGCATTTCCACCACGCTATTTTTGTTTAATTCAATTACTTTAAATTTTCTTAAAAATTCTACACAATAGTTTACCAAGTTAGGATTATTGATATCAAACTTTGTTGCATATTTATCTTGGTATTGTTCGGTAAATATATGTAGATGAGTTCCATAAATAATTTCACCATCCGGATTTTTATGAGCGTGGTTATCAGGAACTACATCCAATCGCATCAAAGGTAATTTTGCTTCTTTATCTAAGGCAAGATATGTTAGTTTATCAGATTGTCTGTTACCTCTACGCAAAATAATTTTGAATTTATGTTTAAATTCTTCTATAAGATAAGCTTCATATTCATTTCTTTCAGCTGGATTTGGAATTTCAATTTGTTTTTCTTGTAATCTCTTAAATCCATCTTATAATTGTCTGATTTCTTCTTCTTTCATTTCCTCGTGCACCTCTATATTAATTTTAATATCGACATTATTTATGTCTATTTATAACAACTTATTCATCATATCTACAATGCTCTTATCTTTTGTATCAAACCAGTGTGCATATGTATTGTGCAATGTTTCAACTGTATCTCCTAAGCGCTTGGCTATGTCAAAATCTGAGAATCCAGCTCCCGCCATGTTATTAATTAGAAATGATGCATGTGAATGTCTAAAATCATGAATTCTTATTTTAGGCAATCCATCATCTTTTTCTTTTGCCTTATTATATGCATCATCAAATCTTCTTTGTACTGTCTGAGGTGATATTGGTTTATAATATCCAAACACAAATTTGTCTTTTGTGAAATCATCCCATTTAGAACATTCTAAAAACCATTCTCGAAGCATTTTAGACAATGTATTAGGCATTGTGATAGTTCTATAGCTATTGTTTGTTTTTGGCGGTGTAAGCCATTTATTAGGATCTTTCTCTTTGTATCTATATGTTTTGTTGATGTCTATCGTTTGCTTCCTAAAATCAATGTCCTTCCATTGTAGGGCCATTGCTTCACCTTTTCTTAATCCCATATAGAATAAAACAGAATAAAAGCATTTCATCATTTGTTCATCTACTTCTTCAATAAACAAATCAAAATCATACTGCTGCCATATTGTCATTTCTTCTTTTCTTTCATTCAATCTAAGATCACGTTTCACATATGTCATTGGATTTGATTGGATGTATTCAGAAGTAACACCAAATTTATATAGCTTATTTAAAAAGAAATATATTCTTGAAACATATGCTTTTGAATATTTCTCATCAAATTTGTTGATCAAGTTTTGCATTTGCCTTTTATCTAGAAAATCAATATCTTTCATTTCCTTAGAAAGAACATTGTACAAATATTCATCAGATTTTAGTGTTGATTCTTTTACGTACTTTTTATTATATTCTTTAAAAGCTTTATACAGTCTATCAAAATTCATGTCGGATGGAAGCATAAAGAAATCTTTTCTGAATTCAACCTCAGCTTTTTGTGCTTCCCATTTAGAATCAAAACCACGCTTACGATATCTCTTTATACATTTACCATCTTTATATATTTTCCCGGCAAACATATATTTTCCTGTCTTCTTATCTAATTCCACTGCCATTTTTTATGCCCTCTTATATGTCCATAATATGCAAAAAAGGGGTATAATTCAATATTTTAATATCAAATTATACCCCAATATACCCCAAGGCAAATAAAAAAGCCTTTAAATAAAGGCTTAAATTTCAATGGAGCAGATGAGGGGATTATATAAATACCTCATATCTATTGATATTTGATGTTATTTACATCATTATCTACGTGTTTTGATAGCACTTTGTTGTTTTGTACCCCAAAATGTACCTCACTGCTTCACGCAAGAAAGATAATACAGTATAAACTATATTATGTCAAACATTTTTTGAATTTTTTTATTGAACCTCAATCAGTGGTCCACAGTTAACCCATACTCCACCAATCTTTGCAAGATTTTTCTTGGCATCTACTGCATCTACTCGAATACGTGTAACATAAACAATTGCATTTGTTGTATGCAATACATTGTCGTTATATCCGTCTGAGTTTGGCACTTTGTCGACCAATCGAATTGGAAACCAACCACCTAATTGAGATAAGTAGCAACATAAATCATCACCAATCTTTTTCAAACCTTGGTCACCAATTTTCATCTTCTCAGATGTTACGTATGATCCTTCGTGTAGAATTTGGTCAATAGCTTCTCCACTTGATACTGTCGTATTTGTTTTTGTTGTAGAAGATGTTTTTCCTGGCACATGTGGGTCTGAATCAATTGCAGCATCATTTGTCCATCCAATAGGAGTTCCATTACGATCAACACGATATGGATATTTAGCTCCTTTAATTACTCTACCAATGACACCTGACCAATCACCTTTTTTAACTGTAGAAGTTCCGTAGCAATTCACACTCAATGTGTTTGTACAGATAGGTAAATTAACTGAATATTTTTCTCCACTTGGAGTTGTAGGTTTTGGTGTTTCAAACTTTCCATCTAACTTTGCATTTACCTCATTAGCCAATTGTGGCATACGTGCTTCCAACCATGCTCCAGGGCATGATGTAGCCGCAAACATTTTGTGCATAGTCAATGATCCGCTAGAATTTCCTGTATAGTTCAATCTAAATCCATATCGTTTACAAATATCAACACATAGATTCACCAAGCTATCCCAAGTAGCTTGCGTCATTTCTCCAGTTGCGTTATTAATATTTCCACATTCAATTGTAATTGATTGAGAATCATTCAACCAATTTGAACTTGTCCATGCAGCATTTTCTTCATCAACGCTGCATGCAATGTCTCCATTAATTCCAATACAATAATTGGAAGATGCTTGACGAGTATTTCGCGCAAAATAATCTGCACATTGTTTACCACTCCATGCCGCAGCCATGTAGTGTGGAGTGATTTTACAAACCTTATATCCAAAACGACCATCATAATGTTGTGATGTTCTGTTACAATATGTTGCTAATCCGGAATATGACATTCTTCATCTACACCTTCTTCCTTGCCATTGCTTAATTCTTCTTTTGCTTCTTCTGATAGATTCTCATAATCTACTACTTTTTCTTCATCATTCATTATTGTTCCTCCGGTACACTAATTTCAGGTAATCCACCAATACTAGTCAATAGCGAAACGATGCCTGACAAAACCGCTGATGAAATTACAACTCGCCAATCAACGGCTTCCAATAATGCGGATGCTCCAATAACACCAACAGCAGTTTGAGCAATTGTCTTCAATGCTCTAATACTTGCATAATAGCCATATTGAATCCACCATTCTTTACTATATTTTTTCATTTATAAATACCTCCTATCCTAATGATAGTATTTAAATCGTTTGTACACTGTACAAAATAAAAGACCGTATTTAACGGCCTTATTGATACATATTAAACATGTCTCGAATATGTGTCTTAATCATTGTTTTTTCTTCATCTGAATCAACACATTCATGAATCATAGTTACGATTTGTTGCATACATTTCATTGTCTTATCCAATTCACGATGAGACTTTTCTAAATCCATATCGCCTTTTGTACGCTCATATTCTTCTTTGAACGCTTTATATTTTTTCAGATGTTCTGCAAGCTTATAAACAATATCTTCTGTTTCTGGATCATGAATATTATATCCACCATTATCTTCTTTTAATCGAGCTACAGTTGAAACTCCATCTTTACCTATTTCAATTTGATATTTATTTCGCATTGCTTCTATAGTTTCAATGTCTTTGATATTATCCAAAGCTTGAGATAATGCATGGAAATAAGATTCTGCATATCCATATTTCTCTAACATGTTTACTGACTCATGCATTATCTTCTCATTAACTTCCATTGCTTTATGCATATATTTCACCTACGCAATCTTTTTAATGATAATGTTTGCATTTTGAACAGATAGATCTAAACCACTGTCATTTGCTAATGCAATTGTATAAGATGCACCGCATGGAACTTGAATTAAAGTGTCTCCACTTACATTTCCATACGCACTTGCAGTTGCAACAGTATAAATAGATTGTGTTCCGCCAATTGCTTCTCCATTTTGTTCAAGTACTAAAGAAGCCACTCCTGCCGCTGCACTCGTAATATCCGCGGTATAAGATACTTCATAGACACCTTGTTTTGTTAATGTAAACAATCCACTTCCTAGATCGTGTGCCAACCATCCTTTACATGGACACTGGCAAGATTTGCTTCTTACACGATCTGTAGGAAACAATACATTATTTGAATTATTGACTGTCTGAACAGCCGTAGCAATACTATTAATCATTTCTTTTATCCTCCTATTAAAATAGGGATAGCCTTTCGACTATCCCGTTAAATCCAAAGGCAATTGCCTAATCACATATGTGCTAGATTATAAGTTGTTGTAGCCATTACATCCACATCCGTTGTTATAAGCGTAATATGGTGAACATGTAATGTAAGCTGGTTTTGGTGTTGGTTGCAAAGTACTAATGATATTTGCAGATTGTGCCTGTTGACTTAATTGGAAATTAGCTGTCAATAAATCACGGTCACGATCAGCTAAACGATCACGTAATTCTTGCATAGTGTTTGCATTGATCAACGCACGTGTTGCTTCACCTTCTGAATGAATTGCCGTTGTAATGTCACAAGTATTTTTGAAACTTTGAGCATTTACATTGTCAATTGCTCGTTGAGTGTTGCAGCAACATTCTTGTTGCTGAGCTTGCAAGTTTTGAAGTCCTAACTGATTCGTATAGCGACTTTCTAATACATCACGTTGAGTTTGACAACCTGTTTGAGATACATTTGTGTTTGTGTTAAAAATGTCTCGTTTAATGAATTCATCATTTAACAAAGAATCATTTGCTAGGTTTCCGTTGCCATATCCTCCGTATCCGAATAACACGAAGATCAACAAGATCCAAATCCACCAGCCTCCTCCGTTTCCAAAGCCGTCATCTCTTTCGGCTAAGTTGTAAGTTGGTTGAATTCCCATTCCGTTTTCCATCATATATATTCTCCTTTCTTTCTATAATAACGGTTTAGCCGTTGTTACCTGATTCCAAACTGTTTTGCCATTTGTTGCAGTTGTTGCTTTTGTTGTGGATTTAAATTACCCATCATCTGATTTAAAATCACTTGTGGATTTTGACCACTGTTCATAAGCATTTGAAATTGTTGAAATGCTTGTGGATTTTTCTGTGACAACATATTCATTAACATTTGTTGGGGATTTCCCATATTCATCATGTTCATAGGATTCATATTTCCCATAATACTTTTTAAAGGATTCATTTTGTTTGTGCTCCTTTCTTTGGTTGCTCATTAGCTTGTTTTGGTGGTTTGCTTAATGCACATATCAAATCATCTAATTTCTTTTCGATTCCATTTACACGATTTTCAATACTGTTAGAATTATCTTCTGTGATTTCTTCAAATTTGAATTTTTTAAACGTTCCGTCTAAAGCCTTCATATAGAAAATAGATTTGTTATTATCGAATAAAATCGTAGGTAGATTTGCGTTCGCAAAGTTTTTAGCTTCCTGTTCGTTATTCACCCATTTTCCATTAAAATCAAAATTTCCTTGTTGTTGTGGTGTAATCTGATTATTAATGTTGATAGGTGGAATATTTGCATACTGTTGTACCTGCTGAATTTGTTGATCTATCATTTGTCTTTGCTGCATCAAACTGTCAATTCGTGCTTGTGCCGGATTATAATTGTTATACATTTCAACCACCTCTTTACGCTTTAATTATATGGTTATGTAACAAATAACTTAATACTCGAATAATACTCATAAAATACCCAAAATAAAATGAGCAACCATTATAGATTGCTCACATATTTATCGAACATTTTTCTTGCTTTGCATACTCTGTTTCTTATGGTTTGTACTTCCATATGTAATGCATCCGCAATTTCAGTACATGACATGTCATATACGTATCTCATAATCAAAACCTGTTCATATTTCTTTCTTAATCCAACAGATTTGATAAGTATTAATGCATCATTAGGACGTATCTCTTTTAATCTGTCAGCTTTGTTAATATAAACCACCGCCTTAATTAAATTCGTTGGTTTGAATTAGCTTCGCAAGAACAATTATTCACATGATCATCTTTCCAATAACCACGACAAACAATAGTAGAATAAAGAACAATAATCACTAAAACCAATACTGTAATAATCGTTCTACTTGTTTTATAGTTTCGATCAATTAATTTTGAACAAAAACCATAAATGTTATCTACTTTTTCTTCTACATTCTGAAGTTTCTTGTTTGCATCTTTAATATCCATTTTTATTACGTTCCTCCAACGCTTCTACACGATTAAACAAAGTTTTTATTTGTTGTTTTAGTTCTGAAAGCTCCACTTCCATTGAATTGCTTCCTTTTTTTATTTCTGAAATTGAATCTTTAATATCACCTAAATCCGATTTAATATGTTCCAATTCATTCTTCAAAAATGCCATATTGGATATTTGCTCTCCATCCATCTTGCGTGTGCCACGATTATACGTAATAAATGCAATTACAAGCATGCATGCGGAAATAATAACACTAAGATATTCACCACTCATAGAAACATCACCTATTTATTAATAATAGAACCAATTTGTTCTACACTAATCCAACCAATAGAAGCAAAGATTTCTAAATCACTCTTTGTAAATAAGCCTAATTCATAATACGATTTAATTAATTCATAACTCATACTACTTCACCCCATTCAATTGAGCTTTTAATTGTGCAATCTGTAACATTAATTGTGCGTTAATCTTTTCTTGCTCAGTTGGCTCTGCTTTTGGCTCTTCAATTGTTGGTTTATCTGCTTCTGCAACTTCAACCACTTTACCTTCTGCATATTTATAGTTATATCTTCCTTGTTCGTCTACTAATCCTTTTTCTAGGTATTGGCTTTGAGCGTGTGCGTATTTATCACCTTTTCCCTTGTCAATCTCTGCCATTGTTTGAATTTCTTCTTCTGATAAGAAAATATCTGAATTAATAGATGTAATATATCCATCTTGTAAGGATACGTATACTTTATATTCGTTCTCCATAGCTTCCTCCTAATAAATTTCGGCATCCAATAGTAAACTATTGTCGAATGTAACTTGTCCGAATGCACCTGAATTAATTCCTATGCCTGTATTAACAACAATCACCTCACCTTTTGAGTCTACAAAAGTTGTCCAATTATTAGACTTTAGCGCAAGATACGCTTTTCCCCCTGTAATAGATGCAAAGTTAAACTGATTCGCAGTACCACTTTTTAATGTGATATATGAAACCGTTGGCTTTGTCCTCATTTTGCATCTTGTATCAATGTTAATGACAGACGAATCTGTATTTGCGTTCAATGTAGTTCTCCACGGCTCAAAAACCACCGTATAATACTGACATTTCGCTAGTTCCTCTGCTTTGTTTGGCATTACAAAATGCGTAGCAACTGAACCTTCCTCTAGTTTCATGTAATCCAATTGAATTGAAGCACCACTAGCAATATCAATACCTACCCACGTTAAACTTGAAGCAGTAAATGTATATGTATTTAATCCTTTTGAAATTACTGCACCTGTCTTGTAAGTACTTCCATCCTTCCAACTGAATTTAACCGTTCCTGTTACACTTACTACATTTAATGTTACTGTGAATGTTCCTGTTGGCTTATTTTCTAAAGATTGTAAAAAAGTTCCACTTGCACTATTTGAGTTTGAAAGTGTCTTAGTTTTAGCGTTTAAAGTTGCACCTGCAACTTTCCATCTGTCAACTGTATATCCTGTTGTGTAAGTTGTAGAACCTCTTTGATTAATTTCAAAATTAGGATTAATCAATAAATTCGGATTGCTGAATTTTTTTCCTAAATAATTAGCTAGTTGCGATAGTAGACCCTTTTTTAATCCTGCACCATTGTGTACAGGTAATAAGCTATTATCAGTAAAACTAGGTAATGCGTCTAATTCTGTCACTTGTTTTCCTGGCATGTTATTCCTCCTTGACTTTATACTTCCAATCCGTGCCGACTTCTCCACTTGCTACTTCGTAAGACCAATCGGCTAGGATTGCATTTCCTTTTTCATCCACTAATTCTTGAGCGCTTGTTGCGTTCAAATTCGTTGTAAAGTGGTTGTTCATAACCATTTGATTCAATGCGTTATGTGATGTGGTTACAGACTTTATTTTCGAGACAAGCCACTGTATAGAAGCTTTGTCTTTGAATACGAAAGCCATATGCTAACCCCACATTGTATTTAAATCATTTGTTGTAATCGCAGTTAATTCTGAACTCTTAACATACGCCGATAAATCAATGTCTGTATTACCAATCTTTTCATATGTCTTCGTCTCTGCTAACCAAATATATTCATCATAAATATCTTGTGTCCCATGTGAATGTGCAACTAAATAGATAACGCCATTTGAACCCTGTAGCGGCAAACTCGTTACCTTTTCATATCTAATAGATGTAATATTTCCAACTGCCGAATTAATCAACGATTGTACTTGTGATTGCGTTTGATATCCTTTAGCCGTGATAATTGACTCAACAGCCGTTGCCGACTGATATCCACTGTCATTTGTTAATTGTGATGTCTTTGTTGGTACTGTAACATCTACGGCTTTTGAACTTGGTTCAATTTTTGTTCCGTTAACCTTTACTGATTCAATTACATTTGCTTGAGCACCACTTGCGATACCACTTAATTTTTGCTTTTCTGCATTTGTATAGTCATTTGTTGATAATCCTTTTCCATTTACAACATTAACTTTCCCATTTAATGCAGATTTAATTTTACTGATTAAGAGCGTCAATCCACTCTTATCTAAATATTCAATAGCCATTCTTTTTCCTCCTATAGACTATTCCATAATTCATCTAGTTCGGTTGTTGATACAGATGTTACAGAACCTTCTGCCATAGCACCTACATCTTCCGGAGTGTATACCGGTCTTGTTTCTGCTTTTGCCCATGTCGGAACTGTTGGGTCTATTTCTTCAACTTCACCAATGATTTCGCTACCATTTAATTTCGGCTTGTTCTTTAGCTTGTTGTAATCGGATGTACCTCCTCCATATTGTTCCTTGACTTCTAAATTCAAATCATCACTATTTCCATCTACTTCTATATCAATCTGCTCTGAGTCATCTTGAACATCCAACGTAACTTGATTCATTAAAATCATGTAATCACTTCCTTATCAAGGATTCTATGTACTGTAGTTGTAGCTATTGAGCTTGCTATCGCTAATCCATCTTGTGTTATAGCTCTTAATTGTACGTTAACTATCCCTTTCTTGAATTTAAGTGTTTCTTCTTGTGTTAATGTGATTCTAATTTCATCATCTTCAATTTCAATTTGAGACATATCTTTTCTTAAAAGATATCCATCTTGTTCAAATGTAATGTAAACACTTTTTAATTCACTTAAATCTATATTGTTAACATTTATAACAATTGTCGGTGTTGTTCCTTGTCTCATAATCTCACCTATTCAACTTTATATCGCCAATCTGCTTGCAATATGTTATTTTCTTCATCTATCAGTTCAGAATCTATATCAATTAATAAAGGTGTATAAAAATGGTTATCTAATATCATTTCCATAATATTAGAAATCTGTATTCTTACCGCATTTCCAGCTGTTGAATAAATTGTTCCGTCATATCCTATACGAATATCCGTTATTTCAGTATTGGCATCAGGCAAGTTTCCTGAATCGAATAATTGATCTACTCTAGATTTCAGAACACTTAAATCCTCAAAACGTATGCCATACTTGGAAATCAAATCATTTAATTCTTTAATCCCTGAATCTTTGATATTTGTAATCGTTGTTACACCTGTATCACGTGCTTTTCTTATATCCTCCACTGCTTGATTGCACTTTTCGGACACTAATAAAAGCAGCATTGCAATCTCATCTCGTTCATTTTGATCTAATGAAGCAGATTTTGAATATATACTTTCAGGAGTAACAACTCTTGATAGTGTAGTAGACCATCTTTTTTGAATAATTCCATCGTCATCGACAATAACCGCACTCACCACAAAATAAAGATCTCCTTTATTTTTTAATGCGTTATTAGGTACAATCCAGGCAAATTCACATGTATCATAGTAAGTAACTTTATCTGTAGTTATACTTGACCCGATAATGTTTTTTGAATCTCGATAATTAACTCGTATTAAAGCATCTTCCATTTTAAATATTTTTGAAACTGTATTGATAACCCTAAACCGAATATATTTAGAATCTTTATCGTATTGAACACCAAATACGTTTTCAGGATCAGGAATATAAATCTCACGAGTACGTGCATCAATGACAAGCATCTCATCATCTACACCTGCATATGTATCTAAGTCAAAGCTTAAAGTTGCATTTAATTTAGCCATTTCTACCCTCCTCTTACTATCAATGTACCAGATAATGGTGTATCATGAATACCATTTGCCATTACTCGAATAGCCCAAGAATAAGTTCCAACTTCTAAATCATCTGTAGGACACCTGATTTTTAAATCATCTTTAATTTCAACACATTTAACCATTTTAGAATTTTTCATAATAACAAATAAACATTGATCTTTTTCTCCAGGTATAAATGTGTTTCCACTTTTGAAATTAAAAGATATTTCAGAAATGATAGTATCACCTTGACGAATAAAGATATGATCTCTTTTTATCTCCATGTATGTTCCTCCCTTCTACTTATATAGAATTGCCTTTTTCCATTCCAATCCATCAAAAACAAATAATCTGCATAACTGATATTTACTTCTGTTTTGTGTAACTGCTAACGAATAGCCACGTTTCCATCTTGTTCCATCAAACTGCCATACTTCCATATGAGTAAACGTTGTATTGAATTTAACATTCACCCATGAAGATCTTCTGCCTAATGAATCTGTTACAAGTACTTGAATCGTTTTTTCTGTATTTTTTGGAATAGAAGATAGCGTAAATTTTCTAGAATTCACTGTGTTTTGACTTGAACCATCTTTATATGTTACTGATTTAACATGCCCATCATCTGACGTGTGCACTGTAAATTTCACATCATCTGTAGTTCCACTACCTTTGATAATTTCAAAATCTACATAAGTTACATATACAGCTGCGTAGTTTTCCAATGTAGTAGCCTTTAATACCGTTTGTTCCAATCTATTTCCGCTACAGTCTGCCATATAAGGTTCTACATGAAATTCATATTGTGTTTTTTGAGTAAGACCAGTAAATGAATAATTTCCATTTAAATTATTACTTACAAATCGTCCATCCTTATTAGAATATAAACGTAATGTATATAAGTTATATGGATTTGTTTTCAGCTTTCCAAAAATTGAAATGACATTGTTTCCAACATCTGATATCCATGCATCATATGATGGTAAATCAATTAATGGTGTAGTTAAACTTGCTTTTCCAGATAAATTAGGAAAGCCTTGGCAACTTGCATACCATTCAAAAGACCGTTGCCTATTACAATACATAGGGTCATTTATTTCTCCTAGATAATACCATCCTGAATCCTGGATATAATTTAAATCCCATCGTGAAATAGTTTTAGAAAGGCCTCCAAGAGTCACAACATTGTTTGCTTGGATTTTGAAGTTTCCAGTATATCTAAACCTTACATCCGCTTTAAATCTTAAATTAGGATACGACCCTTCATATCTCTCATTGTAAGATTCAAACGTAAGTATTAAATACGGATTATAGGTTAGCGTTGCTAAAACAGTCATACACTACGCCTCATATTTAATATAGATATCTCCTGCTTTATCACTAGCCTTTACGGTAGGATTTGTAGTTCCACTACGTACATTTACAGTAAGCTTTAATCGATTATCCAATTGTTTTTGATATCCTTCCAATGTTTTAATGGCTGTTTGTGCCTTTGCAATCGCATCTAACAGATTTTTAAAATCTTCCGTTGAATCAATACCACTATCTAACGCAAAGTTCTTTACAACTTTAATTTTAAATGAGAATGATGTTACAAACGAATTATCTGAACTCAATACGATTTCGGCACTTACAATACCTGCTTCTGCTAGAATATTCGCAAACGTTTCTGTGTCAGAGAATGTAATTTCATATGCATTTGAGTTTTCAAATCGTGATACGCTAGTCGCATCCACACTTATATTTAATCCACTTGGCTTTTCAATCCACAACGTAGCCGTTAATGATGAGTCAGTTTCTGACGGTTCATCTACAATCACATCATCACTCACAAATACAATAAGTCCTCGCCCTGTATCTCCTTGAAGCATTTCCAACATTAAATCAGGATTTTCTTTTGTAAGACTTACAGTTAAATGACTATATACAATCGCCATGTTATACCTCACTTTCTAATACAAGATCTAAATCTTCAGGAAGTTCTTTAACCAAGTTATAGGTCAGTTTGTTTAAATAGAATTTTTCCCTTTTACCAAACTCAGTTTCTACATAAATAGAATCATTTATTTTTAACATCTGTGCATCAGGCACATTAGATGAAAATAGTTCTTCAAATTTAATAGACGTTTCTGTTTTTGGCTCTTGCAGTTCTTTCTTCAAAGATTTTTTAGCTTGTATTCTAAGATAGTTTCTTAAGTTTGCTTCATTCGTAAATACGCCCAGTGTTGTTTTCTTTGCTCCTGAATCATCCGCAATCAATTTGATATCCGAATATTCTTTCACATCAATTCTATGGATCTCATCTGTATTCCAATTGCTAGCCTTAACGATCTCGTTATTCGGTAGAAGTCGACCATTGTATGCCTTTGGTATGATTCCTGTAACTACATTTTCCATTGATTTTTTCTTTGTATATTCAGACATTTCTTTATTACTGATAAAGAAATCATTTGGCTTCAAATAAGAAGCATAATAATCTGAATTTCCAAAATAACAGTCATAGTTATTAAACATCGCAACATATCTGTTGTTTTCACATTCAGGCCATCTGTTCATCATGGAATTTTCTTCCGTACCAAACAAACATTGAATTAGATTATATCGAACCCAGTATGCCGTTTGTGTAGAATCCACATCTTCAATCATCCATTTACACGCATTTCCAACTTCGGAAACACCTCTATCAGCAACAATAACTTTGTTACCATTGCTAATACTTGTTGAACTAGGATATATGCCATAATATATGTTTCCATACGGTGCAATTTCATAACTAGAACCATTGTTAATGAACCACCATTTTTCTGAATTGTCTGAAGGACTTTCAGATAGACTACCTAGCGCAACCTTTCCTGAATCCAATTTAATCCATCTACATGAGCATAAAGATAAAATTCCATATATATCTCCATATCTATCTGAGCCAACTTTTTTCAACATGAAAGTCTGTGCAGACGTTCTGTTTCTTTGATGTGTCTGTAATTGTAAAGATGCATCTTCACTTGCGTTTGGAACATCTAGACAATACCCACTATTCTGAACATTTCGGAAATAAACGATTTTTTCATCCTCTGCATTAACGTTGGCATAATCCGCATATTTTCCATGTCCATAAATTTTATAAGGATAATTCGGTTTAGACTTTGTGATAATATCATTCGCGGTATTTATCGCATCTTGCCACGTACCACTCATAGTACGATCATCAAACACAAACGCTTCTTTTTGAGAATCAAAGAACACATGTGTTGCATAGCATGTATATGTATCACTTTGTTTGTTGTATTTTGGATATACAATTCTATATAACTGTGGTTCTTCAAAGTTTATGTCTACTTTAAAAACGGATTCATCACTGATTTCCATACCCATCAAATCACTTTTTGGAAATTCTATCTCTACGTACCAAACAGAATTTCTTTCAAATACTGCCTTAGCACTAACACAATGTTTTAAAATCACATCTCCGTTACGTTCTTTCATTTGTGCATATGTTGTTTTTTTTCTAGAAAAGAATAAATGAATCATCTTTATTTCTCCCTATAATTACGTATGATTTCTGCACGAATAGCACCAATATCTGTTGTGATCAATACATTATTTGAACCATAATTGAATTTAAGACCATCAAACGAACCACTCGTTTTTAACGTGTCATATTTATATGATCCATTTTTATAGTATGTTTTCATATAAGAATTTTCCGTATTGATTTCAACATAAGAAATATCCGATGTACCATTGAAAGGATTTGTGATTGTAAAGTTGTTTCCATTACAATTGATCGTAATAGTTTTTGCGTTCATGGAAGTGTTATATAAACGATAGATTGGATAAGCCGTTTCATAATAATTCGCAAGTTCTACCTTTTTACCACTTACAATATCATATGGTCTTGAATACTTATTTACGTATCTGTAAGGTTCACAAATAAATGTGATTGTAAATTCACTTCCTCGTCCAAAATCTCTAGAATCCATATCGAACGTTATATTTTTTACCTTCCAATAATGTTCTCTATCATCACTAGTTAACTCCAATATTCCTTTATTTCCATTGAAATATTGTTGGATTTTATAGATACGATCTAGATATTTTTCCTTGCTATTTAAAACAAAGTTGCATTTAACAGGAATTTTGCGATCTTGATATACACCCGTATGACGATACGATGTCGTACCGTCACCAAGTGTAGATGTTTCTACAATTTCCTCTGCCATAGGAATTACAGGACGCTCACTTACCTTTAATAAATACATAATATTTTGTGTATAACGCAGTTTATTTTCAGGCGTAAATCTAAAATGATACATTCTATGAACCTCCATTTCCCCATGATTTCAACATATCTCGAATTGATATAATTTCTTGTACAGTATCTGTAACAACATTTCCATCCAATTGCATAGGTTGTAGATTGATTGTTAGGTTAGTATTCATAACTGTATCAATAAGCTTATCTATTTTTTTTGAGATACCACTAATATTAATATTTGTTGCCTTAGATGTAGATTTAATTGCTGCACCCGTTACAAATGCTGTGTCCACTGTATCTACAGAAGCATATTGACTAGTATCAGCCAACGCTGCAATAGAATCTGCACTCATTGGAGCAACATCAGTAACAACAGGTCTAGACATATCATCAATGTTTTGCTTACTAACGTATCTATCTTTACTTACTCTAACTGTTTCTACCGTAAACGTTATTTTTTTCTTTGCTGCATTGTATAATTGTTCATATTGGCTTTGTACAGATTGAAGTTGATTCTTTGCGTTTTGTATTCCAGGAGATAATGCTTTATCCAGTTGTTGTGTATAATAACCACCTGTGCTTGTTCCAGAATTTCCGGCGCCTGACTTTCCTTTATCTAAAGCATTCACAACTTTTTTCTGAGCATTATCTGCTTTTCCTTCAGCTTTATTTAATGCTTTTTCCAAAGCATCAACTCCGCCGTTTCCAAGAATCTTCATTGCTTCAGAAACTGTGATATCACCTTTCGCAATACCTGCTGCACATTTTTGTGGAATTTGTTCACCATCATAATTTGATTTCGTTAATGCTTCCTCAAACTCAATCAGGTTATTCAGCATTGTATTCGCTTCTGATACACTGCCTGCATTTGAAATAATACTGTAAGCCATGTCTTGTGGAATATTAAGCCCAGCTGCACTTGCATTATCAACTAACTGCTGAAATGTCATCATAGATGCCACAAAATTACTTGCCGTTTGATAACTTTCTGTGCCATTCATGATTCCGCTTGTTAACTTTTCAGGAATTTGAATACCTGCTTCACCAGCTTTATCTATAGCTCCTTGTAATGATTGTTTTAACGAATCTCCAATTTTTGTATAGCCACCCGTTTCTGCCTGGTTGTTGAGATCTAGTAAAGTTTTATTTGTTTCTTGCATTTTAGTTGCTATAGTTGCTAAAGAACCGTTTGCTTCATCTATTTTCTTTCTCAACTGCTCAATCTGAGTTTGATACTTTAATGCCTTTTCAGTGTCCCCATCTTTAAATGCTTGTGACTGTTTCGCTTTCAATTCATCCATCTTGTCATTTAAGCCATGAACACTCTCTGTTACTTCACTATATTTCATCTGTTGCTTAATTAAAGCTTTTGTTTGTTCTTTAATCGCTTCTGCATACGCTTCTTGTTTAGCAGCTTCTTGAACTTTTTGAATGTATTCTTCTAACGCTTGATTGTTTTCAAACACCTTGCCTGTATTGTCGGCAACTTTTCCTGTATTTGAATCAATTGTTAAACCAAGATCAGGATAGATTTCATTCAATTGGTTGACGGCTTCTTGCAACATTTGTTTCTGTATAGCATTTTTGTTTTCTACACCATTTAATTGTTCAATCGTTCTCATCAAAGAATTAGACTGACTAATATTCTGTTCATTTGTAGCCAAAATGGTTTCTGATTTTTCTTTATATTCATCAATTTTTTTATTGAACGAACTAACACTGTCTACAACTTTTAAATAACTTTGAGCTACTGCATCATTCTTAACAGCATTTTCTAAAGCTTTTTTATTTGCCTTTTCAAACATAGGAACTAACACTGCAATTTCAGCGGCTGCCAATCCAACAGCTATCCCAACTCCGCCTAATGCAATACTTGAACTCTTTAATGCTTCAGTTGTAACTCCTGTTCGCTTAAACAATTTTGTCAATAATCCATTAGTTTTATCTACAGGGCCACTTAAATCGTTTAGTTCACTTGCCGTTTTGCCAACCCATGAAGAAACTTGTCCAAATCCATTTGTCAACTTCTGAGCGCCACTAAATATTTTTCCTAATCCTTTTGCGGTAGGATATGATGCTGCGGTAAGCAACAATAGTTTAGCAACCGTTTCCTGCGTTCCATCATCTAGATTAGAGAATGCATTCGCTGTTTTCTTTACAACTTTTAAAATAGATGTAAGAGTAGGAGTAAAAGCCTGGCCCAATTCATCAGCGGCTTGTTTAACTGCTTCCCATGTCTGTGACATTTGAGATTTTAATGTTCCATATCGCTTTTCTGCTTCAGTTGCCATGGCTGAATTTGCTTGCCATGCGTTTTGAGAAACATTTAATGCTCTAGCCAATACATCCGAACTTTGTGCCAAAGCTCCCATTGACTGTGCTTGTCGTACTTCCTTAATACCTAATTCATCCAATGTTTTTGTAACATCCGCCGATTTTCCAATACCTTCTACAAACTTTAAGAATGTTCCCGCTGCATCTTCTCCCCAAGCCTTTTGGAATTGTTGAGAAGTCATACCAGATACTTCTGCGAACTTTTGTAGTTTCTTATCTCCCGTTGAAACAGATAGATCAATTGTCTTCAACATTTTAGAAACAGAACTACCACCAGCAGCGGCTTCAATACCTAATGAAGATAATGCAGTTGATAACCCTAATACTTGGTTAGAGTTAAAGCCTACCATCTTACCAGCAACACCTAATCGTGTTGCCATTGCCATGATATCTGCTTCGGTTGTAGAGAATTTATTTCCCAAATCTACGATTGTAGAACCTAAACGAGAATAATATGTATTCGTCTTTTTAGACTGCGAAACCATTACGTTTGAGAACTTGGCAATACTTTGTGCTGCTTCTTCACCAACAAGATTTGTAGTATCACCCAATTCTGTAATAGTTTTAGTAAATCCAACAATAGAATCTGTAGGGATACCCATTTGTCCTGCAAGTTCTGCATAATGTGCAATATCTTGATATGTGCTCGATGTATTTTGTGCAAGATCTTTTAAGCCTGCATTGATTTTTTCAAACTGTTTGGGGGTTGCATTTACTGTTTTTGTAACACCAGTCCATGCATCCTCAAAATCAATTGCAGTTTTTGTTGCTCCGACAATAACCGCTGCTGACAACGCAGACAATGGTTTAATAGTTTCTGCAAATTGATTTGCTTTCTGACTAGCAACACCAAATGAATGTGATAATTTTAATATATTTTCATTATCTGTAATAAAGCTTTTATTCAAGCTCTTTAGTTCATTGTTTAATGTTGCTGCACCAGCTCTTAGACCATTAAACGTCCTTTGCGATTCCTCATACGTGCTTCCTAAGTCAACAAGATTTTTCTTTTGTTCCGCAATTTTCGCATTGTATTCCTTTTGTGAAGCACTATTTGCCTTCATAGAAACTGAAAGTTCTTTATTTCTAGCAGCTAGAGTGGAAATTGCGGTTTCACATTGTTCTGTAGTGTGATAACTATCACCAATCGCATCTTTCCATGCTTGGATTTGAGTTTGATTTGTCTTATATTCTTTTTGTAAGGCGCTCATCGCCGATTCAGTACTGTTTAATTTAGTCTGATATTGCGATAACGTGGCTTTTGATTTGTTAACTTGATCTGTCCATTGTTGTTGTGTTTTAGGATATTCTTTAAGCTTTTTGTTATAGACATCCAATTGCTTAGAAGTGCTCTGAATCTTATCCTTTAATAGATTTTGGTATGTCACAAATGACGAGAAATCATTCGGATTTAGCTTCATTGAAGCTTTTAGTTTAGACATTGTTTTGTCTAATCCTGATGTTTCTCTTTTGATTTCATTTATCGCTTTCTGAAATCCTGTAGTATCTCCATCAATCTTTACGGAGATACCTTTTATTTGACTATAACCTGACAATTTTAGTACCTCCTAAAATCTGTCAAAGTCTTCTTGGATTGCATCACGTACATTGGATTTATTTTTATTAATGCTTTGTTCAGCTCGATTTGTCATGTTGTTTTTTGCAACAATTAAATCAAACATCATTCCAATATCCATGTTGTCTATTTCATCCATTTTTAGCCCTAGATTCATGCATCCTAAAATTAATTCAGAATAGCTTGTTAATATTTTTTTTTCTTATTTTTTTCATCTTTTTTTTCAGTTTCATCTTCAACTGTGGCCTTATTTGAATAAACGATTTTTTCAAATAAAATAACACCAATTAAAACAAATGATTCATAATCATCAACATTATCTACCATTACATTAAACGGTTCAGTAACCAAGTTATTTTTAACATCGTACGCTTTGATGCAAGCCCATAGTAAATGTTCAAAAAATTCTGATCCAACTTCTTTTAATAGAATGAAATATGCATTTTCATCCCCTCTGTCTTCATCTACCGCTTTTTTAATACCTTCATCAAAATTCATTTGCGCCTGTTGAATATCAATCAATAAATCACGATTGAATGTTTCTCTATAAATACGTGCTGTAATCCCTTTATATAGGACACCGTGTTCTTTACCTTCGATTTTTACTGTAGTTTCCATATAACCTCACAAAGAGGGGATGTCCCTCTTATAATGTGCTCACTTCCTTACCACTATCGCTTTGTACATCTACTGGTGTACCCTCTTCTTGGCTCACTTCACTAGCTTTTGGTGTAGGTAATTTTGGCGTAGTCGTAAAGAAACTAGTATAGTTTGTATCACCTTTTTTGCAGTCAATTTTTACCCATGCATGATCATCTTTTTCTACAGGAATAGCTGTAATGTCCATAGTTGTAGTATTTGGATCAATACTTTCTTCTCTTGTTTCACCTTCAACAGATGGGCGAGCAAATACCACTTTGAAGAACATATGTTTTGTCGCATTTTTATCTCCTTCAAATTGGAACATTAAGCCTACGTTGTTAGGTAGAACGTTAGCGTCTTCAGCCAAGTTTCCTTCCTCTGTTTCAATATTATTAAAAATAATTTTTTTAATTGCATCTTCCAAGTATGTCATTTCAATACTTCCGGAATATCCATTATTACTGTTTGTTGTAAAATATGCAGTGTTGTCTGCATAATATGTATTTGTATCTCCTTCCGGATCTAGAGTTAATGATTTAGCACCCTTCCATGCTACAGGTGTACTATACGTAACATTTCCACCTTCTTCAGACTCAATAGGAACTACATGTACATTTTTAATTCCGTATTTAACTTTGTTTGTATCTGCCATAGTTTTTATCCTTTCAAATATTTTTCGATTAAACTTGGCAGTTCCTTGATTGCGTTTGTTTCTCCATCTTTCCAATGCTTAAATGCACGTGTACGTCTAGGAGAATTCCATAAATTATGTCCGTTTTCTAGTAAATGAGTTAATGAGTATTCATGGCCACTCGCATAAATAACACCGCGTGTATGTGCTAATTCACGTTCTATCTTATATGTGATAGACCTTTTATATTTGCCCTTTCTGCGCGTGTTTCTATCTTCTACATTGGCCTTAGCTTTAACAATGTCTTTAGAATCTTTTGTAGTTTCTTCTACTGCTCTATCAATCTGCGCCAAAGAATGCTCTTTATATTCTTGAATCATCTTTCTGATTTCAGGCCCAAGCTGCGACATATCGCAATATACATCATTGACGGCCAACTAATGTCACCGTCCATTCTGTACAGTGTACTTTTTGAGCTTTTATATCTTCATCTGTGATGGTTTGGTATGGTATTTCTAATTCATCAAACATGTCTTCTATTTTAGCTTCTAATTCAAAATCTTTTTGATCAGTCACTAATCTATATATGTAAGTTCCAATCTTACAATACGTTCTATTGTCTGCAAAGTAATTATTTGTATAATCCAATGCATAATTCCCATAGGGGGTATGGGGTTTTGATTTGAAACTTCCGTATACAAATTGTCCTTCACCTAAAAGTTCAGTGAATTTAGCTACAATCTGTTGTCTTACTGTTTCCATTCTCCAGCATCCTGTTGAACATATAGTTCAATCGTATCTCCGGATGGGAATGTACGATAAACCGCATACTTTTTGTCGTTGTATTTCACTGTCGTTTCATCATTGTAATCAATAGTAGGAATAACAAGCTTATACGCTAACTGTATGCCTGCCTGGTAGGCTTCATTAAATTCTTTTGAATAAATTCCACCAACACGGCAAAATACTTCCTTCTCAGTTTCATTAACACGTTCCACACCATCTGCATCCACATATCTTTCTTTTTCAATCAGATATGCCACATCGTAGTAAAGATTATTCTCACGAGTATATTCATATGCCATACTATTTCACCTTCTTATGAGATTTATCTGTCATAAGAATCTGACGTAAATCCTCATATGTTTTAGCCATTGATTCTTTATTTGAAGCATCCGTTGTACCAAATTTTGACATTACATATGCTATTACCGCTACTACAATTTCATCTTCTAAATCATCTTCATCAAATAAGATATTTAATCTATCCAAATCGTATAAACATGCATTGATATACGTTTTGATTTCATCATCATAAGCATGTGATTTAGCTCTTGTAGCAGCAGTTCTAACACGTTCTAGAAGGCTTTCAGAAATATTGAACGCCATTATCTATCACCTAAGCTTTCTTCGCACTGCTTTTTCGAGTAGTTTTCTTAGGCTCATCATCTAATAAAATAGGTTCATCATCAGTTCCAACAGGTTCTTCATCATTTAATGATTGTGTTCTTGTTTGACTTTCATCTTTTGTAACATCTCCATTGCTTAAGCTACTTTTTTTTTTAACAAGAAGATGTATTGAGGATCTAATACTTTACCATCATTGATAACCAATGCTTGAGTTACTTCCTCATTCTTTTCATAATCCCAGTACTTCTTCACACCAAACTGCATATTTGAGTTGATCGCATAGGCTTCTTTTCCAACCCAATACATTCCGAAATATTCACCGTTTTTTGCTTCATCAAAATCTTTGAATGTATCATTTTCAACGAAATTAACTGTTCTAGCTTTGAATGTTGCACGTTCTGCACCATCAATAGGGTTATATGTTTCTGCATAAACAGGACGATTGTTATCATCGGCCAATGTTTTAATGTTTGCTTCATATGTAGCAGGCGTCATTACGAACTCTGGTTTTAATTTACGCATTGATAAAGGAATCTTTGCGAACAATTTTGTTTGCCATGATTTCCAATCTTTCATTTCTGCTTCCGTAAATTCAATAATGTGATCTGTTTTAATACGTCCACTTACTTTATTAGCTTCTGTTAAAATACCTTCACACTCATTGTTTTCAGATTGGCCTGTTAAAATTTCACGATCCATAGCTTCCAAATAAGCTTCTACAATAACTTTTGCTAATTCAGTTTCAAATGCATTTACAGTCAATACAGTTTGTAGTAATGTACGTGCTAAACGAATTTCACCAATCAAATATCCAAATTGTACAAATTCTGTAACAGAACCGGCCTTTTGACGATCAGATACTGTTGTTTCTGTGATACGTTTAAATGTAGCCTTGAATGAACCGATAGGATATTTAACACCACCACGGAAATTTGTATGTAATACTGCATTGTATAAGTAACCACGTGATTTACTTAATTCAGTCATTACTTTCTGAACAATTGTTTCAGGAATTAAAATACCTAGATCAGCTGCCACACCTGCTTCTGCACTACGTTGTCTTAAGATTTCTGACTGTTTTCCTTTTTGAACGAATTCCATGAATGCACTACGATACTCCATATCGTCTTCCATTCCTTTTTTACGTTCTGATAAGTTTGTAGGCATTGATGGATGTGCTTTGCTACGAGCTTGTTCCTGTTGTGTAACAAAAGCACCTTCTTCATCTACAATAGATTTTGCCATAGTATCTAAGAACGCTTGACGTTTTGCAACCTTGCCTTGTAACTCTTTGTCACGTTTTTGCAAGATATCAAATTCCGCCTGTAACATTTCCAAGTTTGTATTAGGATCGTTTTTGTTGACCTCATCTTGAATTTCTTTAAATCTTTTTTGAATCTGTTCGTGATTCATTGCATTGAATGCTGCTAGTTGTTGCTCTGTAAACATTAATTAATAGCCTCCTTAATCTGCAACAACAAACTCAGTCTTTCTCGTTTCTTTTCATTTTCTTTTTTAACCCGGTCTTCATCCATTAAAGATTTTGCCCTTGCTTCAATAGATGTTTGATCATTTGCAGGAATCGACACTGCTGAAACATCATAAATTTTTGATACTTTACGTGTTGTCCACGTCTTTTTATCTCTATCATATGATTCCTCGTCCACCATGTATCGCCATGACATCTGAGTCACCATTCCTGCCTGAATACTGTCGTACAAGCGCTTGGCCGCTTCTGTTCTTCCTAAGTCTGCTGCAACAAACAATCCGTGTTCATCTACTTCAACAATAAGTGAACCATTGCTTGTACGTGCATATACCATTCCTCCATGATCAAATTGGAAGATGATATCACTCATATCAGCGTTGTCCAAACTTGAACGCTCAATCAACTCATATACATCATTACCTTCGTAATCTCGATAAAGCACATAAGGTTCAAATGTTGTAGCATATCCTTCAACATAGTATTGAGTATCAATCCGTTTATTTTCCGTCACCGGGTTCATTTGGAACGGGATCGAGCGCATTTGGATTTTGCTGTGGTTCTGTTTCCCCATTGTAACTAATTCCTCCTTGATTTGATTTAGTTACCTGGATGTATTCACCTCGAATAAAACGTTTCTTACCTTCATCATCTGGTAAAGGCGCTTTGTTCATAATATTTAATGCCCCATTTGTATCAATCATTCCTCTATCGAACATTTGAGTCGCAACATTTAATTTTGTTTGTGTTGAATCATACTGTAAACGATCACTTGTAAGAATGATTTCACTACCATTCATAATCTGATTTACGGAATATAACATTCCTCTCAATACTTCTCCAACTTCAATAAAAAATGGTTCAATAATTGATTCATAAAATGCATTCCATTCATCAGGTTTATATTTATTTTGTAAAATAGCTTCACTAATTCCAAAATAGCTATATACACTATTTTCAATTGCCTGCTTCTGCTTGGCATCCACTAATAGTGGTTTACTTTCAATCGGTTTTACTTCATCAAATCGATTGTCGACAAGGAATACACCTGTTTCATTCTTGTTCAGGTTATTTCTCAAGATCATGTTTTGTTGTTCTTTATAATCCTCATCATCGTCAATTGGTGTTGAAATTTTAGCTAAGAATCGAACAATAGAACTCGACTTAATCGCATTGATTGCTCCTTCTTCCTGAGCAAGCATCAATTTAGCTGTTGTATCAAATGCATCATTCGTATCACCAAAGTAATCATTTTTATACTGCATTTGCCTTAGATGTCCTACTTTGCTATATTCAATCAATTTTGTTTCGCCATAGATGAAATTAAAATAAATATAAACTACACCATTGATTTCTTTTAACTGACACTGACTTGGTACTGCTGGCCATAATCCCTTTACCATTCCATATTCATCTTCAATTGGAATAATGAAAGCATTGTTTTCTGCAAAATATATGGTTGCAAGCCTTTTATAAAATTGACTAGCTGTCATATAAGGATTTGGCTTTTTCTTAACCAAATAGTTATATATCTTGCTTTTGTAGTCTTTGTTTGTCAGTTCAGGTGAAGCTTTTCCACATGATGTGGCAATTCGATTGATACATGCTCTGCAAAGTCCAATCTCATATATTCCACCATCATATGACGAATACACTGGTGAATATCCACCTAAGCTTGCAAACATTGAATGTAATTGATTTTGTTTAGGTGCTGGCTTATTTAGTCCTAATAGACTTCCTAGCAAACCAAATCTTTTTCTTCTGCTTTTAGCCACTAATTCACCTTCCTTTTCTTGTTTTCAAGGCGGTATTTAAATGTATCCCACCATTTTTGTCTTACAGTGTATGCATCAATAACAGATGCATACCCATCAATATGTTTTCTTGGATCAGTTTTAATCATGCGGACACGATTGTCCTCCGCAACTTTCTTTAATGCCACACTAGACATATGTGCTTGTAAAAGTCCATTTGTTCCTGTATGAACAAATCCATCTCTTACATATCCTGTAAATTCATTAATAACCGGTGTAAGGTTAGTTCCTTGGATTACATCATCCATCTTGTATCCATATTTCTTCATATCATCCACAAGATACTGAGCCGAATAACGGTCATATCCAACGACTACACAATAAATCTTGTATTTCTTACGTAGCATTTCAAACCATTCCGTAACATCTTCATACCGTACAAAGTTTTCCCCACTTGGACTTAAATATCCCAATTGAATAAATCTTGTATATGGTATTTTGTCTCTTTCTTCTAGCTCCTTGATTTTTAATGTTGGAAGCCAAAAATGAGTAAATATGTAGTCCTGCTCTTGAATTCGTATAACAACAGATGCGGCTGTTAAATCAGTTGTTTGTGACAAGTCAATTCCACCAACTGCATATGTATGTGCAAAATCTTCAAATCTAAGTTCTTCACCTTTAACTTTGTTAATATCTTCCGCGCTAAATAATGCTTCCGTTGAATTCTGTTTGATATTCGCATATTTTGTTATAAACTCCGCCTTATATGTAGGCGAGCTATGTGCCTTTAAAATTTCATTCTGCAAATACTCATAAGAAACTGATATTCCAAGGTTTGGCATTGCTTTTCTTAATTCAATAGGATCATCCCATTTTTGAATATCATCAATCATATAAAAGAAAGGCAACATTTGTTTTTCATCAGACGTACCAAGTAAAACGGATGTTCCACGAACAAATAATTCATCATATAATCCTTCATCAATATAGTTTGCGGTACTTACAGGAATATAAAGTGGATCTGGTCTTGCACCACCTGCCGACAACATAACGTTGTACATTTTCATACCCGCTTCACCTTCCCAGGCTGCAAACTCATCAAAGATTGTCAAATATGGGTTGAATCCATCTGACTTTTTAGATGCAAAGGCAATTGGCTCCCATCTACAGTTGTTCTGTTTCATGTAGATATCTGTTCTACGTTTTTTTACTCTTTGACTCAACGCTTTAGAGTGTTCCATCATTTGATACAGAACATTGTAAATGATCTGCGCTTGTTTTAACTTTGGCGCAATATTGTATATCTGCATACCTGCTTCATCCGATGTAAATCCAACATCAAGTTCAATACCTGCACAAAGAAATGATTTTCCTTGTTTTCGGCCCATGACCGTAGGTATTTCACGAAACTGCCTTTTTCCATTCTTATCAACAAGTCCGAATATGCACGCAATATAGTATTTTTGCCAAGGCTCAAGCTTCACTTTTGTTGTTTTTCCTTCTACGTGATGACAAAACGTTTCAATAAACGCTATATGCATTTCTGCTTTTTTCTCATCATAGAAGAAATCTCCATTTGCTAAACCTCTTTCAACATATTGAAGATTAAGCTTTATCCACTTACCGACTACATCTTCACCCGATTTAATACGTTCTTTATAAATATCTAGATATTTCATTTAAATCTGCTCATGAACTCATCCAATTCATCACCTTTTTTTCCGGATACTTCTGTTGTCTTTGAGAGTGAAGTAGGTGACAAGCCAAGTTCTTTGCAGTACTTCATGATCTGATCACGTAATTGAACGGTAATAATGTAGTATGGTGAGCGTGATAAATTCGTTGCACCGCCCTTGTTCGTATATTCAACAACCATCTGTAGTGATTTGTAGCCATTTGCTTTACTTGAATCTCTCCATTGCTTCATTGTTGAATCATATTGGGCCAAGGCATCTGCAAGTGAATCAACCGCAACCGAATATTCAGGAGAAAATGTGCCTAAATTCTCTAGTTGTGAATTGATTCTTTTTTTCCATGCTCCTTTTTGCATTCATCATCCTCCCTTCCACATCCTATAAGCATTCCGTTTTCATCAAATTCAAAAGATGGTTTACGTTTGGAATGTTCTTCCGCATGACATAAGTCACACAACGCTTCCAAATTAGAATCACCAAATAGAATGTGTACATCTCTATAGTTGTCCTGGTCAATGTGCACTTTGTGGTGCACGCAAGTCGACCTGGTATAGATACCTTTTTTCAAACATCTTTCACAAAGTGGATGTGCCTTCCTATACGCTTTGCTTTTCTTTTCCCAAGCCTTGCTTGAGTAAAATTTTCTAGCATAATTTCTAGCACCTGTTTTTGTTGCTTCTGAACCATAATATTTTTTCATATCGCTACATTCAAAGTTTTGACCATAACTACAGTTAACAGATTTAAAGGACGACAAAAACTAACAGTAAATACTTTGAATGCAGTGATATGAAAAAGACCCATGTTTCCACAGGTCTTTTTCAACGGGCACTAAAATGAAACAATCCAAGAACTACCTTGTTTGTTCTAGAAGATGTTTTCCAATCTTCACGACTACAGAATATCACGGTTTTTCTTTGTACACTGTACAAAATGAAGAAATTCAGATTTTACCCCCTCTCATGCACTCATGACCCAGTTTTTTTGAACTCCCCACGCCGTTCCCCGAAACCCAAAAAACTTTTGAAAGATAGGGGGGTCTATGCTGATCTGATCCATGCCCAGGGCGCTTTCAGGGTTCAAAATTTGAATCATGCAGCTACCGCCACACCGCACCGCTCACGGCTTCAGTCATATGATATTCACATATTTATTATTATGTTGAAAGATGTTTCAACATGTGATGTTGAAAGCGTTGTTTCATAACATGGCCATAGCTCTATTAATAGAACGTGCGTACGCGTTCTTATATATAGCAAACTCCAACAGCTCCAACATATATTGGATAATATGCACCCGTCCAATGCGTTCAAGCGTGCTACTTGTCTTCCTGGAACTGAAGCAAACCCCACAAAAAAAAGGACGTTCACAACGTCCATACATGTATATTTTTTAGGTCTGTTAACTATATCTTATAAGACCAAACGCAAACACTAGAGAAAGCCTTATAAATAGGCGCTTGCGTGCACGTTTGCAAAACTAAAAGCTTTTTGAAAAAATGAGCACCAAAAAAATATTATTAATTTTCTATTGACATAGTTATAACCATGTGTATAATGTAAGTGTAAGCTAAATAAAAAGCTTACACAAAACAAACGGCGCTTACTCATAAAGCCAAGCCAATACAACTT